TGCCCTGAAATACTTCCATTGATCGAATGAACTCCCAGTTCCCTGAAAACGGAACAATGCGGACTAACTCGCCGCCAACGACTGCCGGTTTTGAATACCCCATTCTAAAAGTGTTGATTCCTAGGAGAATTTCTACTCTAACCCTTAAACCACTGATACACACACGCCGCAAACGCACAAAGCTGCCGTCACGTTGCTTCTGTAAGTAGGACTATTTCACAGAGTGGATCCAACACAGTTTTCATCTTAATTTTCAATATTTACAAAGTTTCCGAGAGAGATATTGCCTTCCACAGCGCACCCTCCCAACAGATCCTCGAAGATGTACATCCGCTAGCAGTACTGTACATCCCAAAGGGACACCTTTTCACCTGTCGTAAACAATAGCAATTCAGTCGATAGCTGAATGGTCCAAAAGGACACCGTGCAAATCACACGGCAAAATGGCCAACTCAATGACCTTAACTTGCACACTATAGTGCATAACCTCGATAACAACCTATTATAGGAAGCGGTTTAACCCTCGTGGGTACCCAGGAAAACTTGGGCCTCTTTAATCAACAATAATACTTGATTTTAGTTATCTACTTTTCCCCATCTTTTTACCGCTCATCGGTTTCACGATCAAAAAGACATTTGACAAAAGGATGATCCATATCCCCGGCTCTCAAAGCAACAACACATCTATTAAACATATAGGTGTCGAAGCCATAACGCATCATTACACAAGAGTCAGTTTCTTGGCAATGACGCACAGCACCAAACTTGAAAGCATGTTCCATTTCTTTCAAAAAATATGGTTTGGCTGAGCCACAAATTTTTTCGACGCCTTGGAGAAAAGCATCAAAAAAAGGCAAAAATCGTAATTTACTAAAGCCTATGCAAACACCTCTCAATATACTGTTACTATCAACAGCAACAGGTGGATTAATAAAATAACCAAATTTTGCAAAAACTTTTCCAATTTTTGGAACAAAAACAAACCCCCCATCAACATTGACGGGGGTACTGGAGCAGAACTCAACGTCCCAAACATTGGAACGATACCTGCTAACAGACTCAAAACCTAACTGTAAAATATCATCGTGAAAGTTTATTTTACCTCCTGCATGACGCATAAGATTGTCGTCCCCCATAACCATCATACGAATGGATGAGGAAAAATCGACAGTCGAAATTCCTGTTTGCAAATGGAAAACAAACAGGTGCATTAACGCATTAAGCAGAGAATTAAAACATGATGTATAAGGATCACCAGATTTGCGAGTACCCTTACACCTGTACGACCACCCATTGGTGGTTCGTCCATGAGTGTCAATATTCGCTAACATCAAATCCAACACAGCGCGTGGGGCACCAAAATTTTTGGCTATCCAAACTTCCAGTTTGCACAGTTTTTCACACACACTGGAATCCCACGCACTGACATCATTCTCAAACATATTCCATTCCGGACACTTGGAAAAAAAACTCCCCCATAGTCACATTGGTAGCACCAGAAGTAAAGTACAAAAAATTGTCTTTATTCCACATGCGTTTCATGTAACGTTGGAAGGACGAAAACCAAGGACCAACAAGAGAGATAAACTCAGGTGTTGCCCCTTGAATCAACCGTGGAGCTTTCTCTTTGCATCCTCCTTCACTTTGATAACACAAATTTTCATCTTTAACAAATGATTTTCGTGCCGTGTAACGGTACAATATATCACTACCCAAACTAGTAGTTTGACTTATACCTTTTTCAGTTAGTTGACCGGAAACACGTCGAACAACGCGTTTCACTCCCGGAGCAGCATTACTATTGGCCAAGTACACTTCTATGGTGTCACTCCTAATTTTCTTTTTTGGTAGCAAGAAATCTAGATTTTGTTTTACCCACAATATGAAGTGATCCATAAGACCAGTTGGCTCAGGTGTTTTCTTCAACACCCTATGCCATAGCGCTTGTTGCTCATTTTTTACATTTGAATTAAAGTGAATGGGGGCATAAAATTTTGTGTTGTAACATGATTGATATTGTAACTTACTCTTACCATCAAAATTTTGGTTGATGCGAAACCGGTTTCCTAAGAAACTCAATTTTGCACCATCCCTTAACTCTAACGGTGGAGGCAAATTGGAAATAGTTGATTCGAAAACAGGTAGTTTACTCCATCTACCCATTTAAGCTGCTGTAATTAGTTTGAGGAGAGTGAGCAGTATTCTCTGAAGATATACCCGAACACCCATCCACTCAAAACCTCTACACAACTTGTACAATCGAAACAACTTATAAACCAAAACAACCACAACAGACAACACAACACCACTTTTCACCACCACCCACCCCGATGCTGGATTAGCTAACATGGCCACAGACTGTGCATCTCGGGAATGATACAAAGCCAC